GACGGCATACGAGATCGTGATGTGACTGGAGTTCAGACGTGTGCTCTTCCGATCTCCTTCGAACACCCCGAGATGAGTTTCCCCCGTGAGGGGGGTATGAGAGGAGGCGCGCCAGTGGACCAAACGAGCCCTGAGAAGGGCGGAGATCTCCGCCTTTACACCCCGGACGTCAAAGCAAGAAAGATCAAGCGGGAGATCCGCCGGCTACGCCAACTCTTGGCAGACATCCCGGCGGCTCAACTCAAGGCAGCCGAGGGACTCATCCAGGAAGCCGCCTTCATGCGGCTGACACTGGAGGAGGCGCGGTACATCATCGACCAACAGGGTGTGCTGGAGAACTTCGAGCAAGGCGCCCAGCGGTTTGTCCGCGAGCATCCGGCTACCAAGGTCTACGGGACGATGATCAACCGGTACACGACTGTCTGCAAGGCGCTGGCGGATCTCGTGCCGGGCAAAACGGCTGGCAGTGCCTCACCTGACGAACTGGCGGCCTTCCTGCAGGGGAAGCGGTAGGTGTGAACTGGGTCCTCGAGTATCATCGCCAGATCGAGGCCGGCGAGGTTGTTGTCTCCCGGCGGGTCCGCAAGGTCTACGAGAGTCTGGCCCGGGATGTGCGGCAGCCGCGTGAGCCCTGGGTGTTCGACGAGGATCTCGGCTCCAAGCCGATCGAGTTCATCGAGCGGTTCTGCCGGCAGAGCAAAGGTGAGTGGATCGGGCAACCGCTGACACTGGACGTGTGGCAGAAGGCTTTCGTTCAAGCCGTGTTCGGGTTCGTCCACCGGGAGACCAGGCTACGCCGGTTCAACGAAGCGTTGCTGCTCGTGGGGCGCAAGAACGGCAAGAGCTCATTGTTATCCGGAATTGCCCTATACATGCTCATCGCGGACGGCGAAGGCGGCTCTGAGGTCTACACGGTAGCCACCAAGGAAGCCCAGGCGCGGATCGTATTCACCGAGTCGGTGAACATGGTTCACCAGTCGCCAGATCTGTCGCGGCACATCAAGAAGCGCAAGTCAGACCTCTACTTTCCGCTGACGTTCTCCAAGTACCAGCCGCTGGCCAGCGAGACCAAGAGCATGGACGGGTTGCACTCGCATTGCGTGGTCATCGACGAGCTGCACGCGATCAAGAACCGCGAGCTATATGAGGTCATGAAGCAGTCCACCTCCGCCCGGCGGCAGCCACTGGTGGTCATGATCACGACCTCCGGCACGGTGCGCGAGTGCATCTATGACGACGTGTACGAGTACGCGTGCGACGTTGTTGACGGCGTCTATGAGGACCCGCGCTTTCTGGCAGTGCTCTACGAGCTCGACGAGCGGTCCGAGTGGACTGACTGGACCAAGTGGGCCAAGGCTAATCCGGGCCTGGGGACGATCAAGAAGCTGGACTACCTAGCCCAGCAGGTCGAGAAGGCCAAGCGCGAGCCGAACGAGTTGCCCGGAGTCCTGACCAAGGACTTCAATGTGCGCGACACTGTTGCCGGCGCCTGGCTAAGCTTCGATGACGTCAACAACGAGGCCACCTTCACGATGGATGACATCCGCGATAGTTATGCGATCGGCGGCACAGATCTATCGGCCACCACCGACCTGACCTGTGCCACCCTGCTGGTCATGAAGCCGGGCAGCGACACCAAGTACGCCCTGCAGCATTACTTCCTGCCGGCGGACCTGCTTGCAGCCAGGGTCAAGGACGACAAGATCCCCTACGACCGCTGGCACGAGCGGGGCTTGCTCACCCTGTGCGAAGGCAATAAGGTCTCCTACTCAGACGTCACAGCCTGGTTTCGGCGGATGGTGGACAAGTACGGGATCCGGCCTTACTGGGTGTACCACGATCCCTGGGACTCCAAGTATTGGGTCGATGAGATGACCCAGTCGGGGTTCACGATGGTGGTCTGCCGGCAAGGCTATCAGACGCTGTCGCAGCCGATGAAGGAGCTCGAGGCCGACCTGCGCGCGCACCTGGTCAACTACAACAACAACCCGATTACTAAGTGGTGTTTGACCAACGTGTCCGCCAAGCGCGATGACAACGACAACGTGCGCCCGGTAAAGGGCCGCCAGCAACGGCTGCGCATCGACGGCATGGTCTCGCTCCTGATCGCCTACGTCGGCCTTTACGAGCACCTGTCGGACTACAGGGCCCTGATCTGAGGGAGGTATGAATGTGGCTGAACGACGTGGCCTGCTAGATCGGATCTTCGGGCGCCGGCCGGCAGATGACCAGACGGTGTTGCGGCTAGAGTTTATCTCATCTTCCAGCTCGATGTTCGGCGAGTGGCGTGGCGATCCGTACGCGGCCGAGATCGTGCGGTCGTCCATCGACGCGATCGCGCGCAACGCGGCCAAGCTCAAGCCGCGGCACATCCGGAGGACGGAGGGAGAGATCCTTCCCGGCGCCGGGCAGCTCGAGCGGCTGCTGGCAGTGCGCCCGAATCCGAATATGAGCGCCTATGACCTGCTCTATAAGACCGTGACCACTTTGCTCGTGGAGAACAGCGCCTGGCTCTATCCGCAGATGGATGGCCCTCAGATCGTCGCTCTGTGGCCGGTGAGCTGCTTGCGGGCGGAGTTCTTGGGCGACGACAACGGCCAGGTCTACGTGCGCTTCATCATGCGGGACGGTCAACCTAAGACGTTTCTCTACAGCGAAGTGCTTCACTTGCGGCGGCACTTCTACCGCTCCGAGCTCGGCTGCGAGGACAACTCGCCGCTGGGCACGTCGCTCAAGGTGATCAGCATCACCAATGAGGGGCTGGCCAAGGCCGTGGAGAGCTCGGCCAAGCTGCGCGGGCTACTCAAGTTCAATGCGATCCTCAAGCCAGAGGACCTCAAGAAGCAGCGCGACGAGTTCGTGCGTGACTACCTGGCGGCCAGCAACAACGGCGGCGTCGCGGCGCTGGACACGAAAGCGGAGTACATCCCGCTTGAGTCCGATCCCAAGCTGATCAATGCGCCACAGATGCAGGAGCTGCGCAACAACGTCTACCGCTACTTCGGCGTGAACGAAGCCATCGTGACCTCCAAATACACAGAGGACGAGTGGAACGCCTTCTACGAGTCCGTAATCGAGCCGCTCGCGGTGCAGCTCTCGCTGGAGTTCACGGCCAAGCTCTTTACCGATCGTGAGCGCGGTCATGGCAACGAGATCGTCTTTGAGGCCAACCGCCTGCAGTATGCGAGCGTCAAGACCAAGCTCAACCTGCGAGAGATGGTCGACCGTGGGGCGTTGACGCCCAACGAGTGGCGCGAGGCCTTCAACCTGGGACCGATTCCGGGCGGAGATAGGCCACTCCGGCGTCTTGACACAGGAGTAGTGCAACCAACCGGGGCCACCGGCGACCCCGGAACCGAGGACGACGAAGGGGGTGACGCCGATGGCGGAGATAGCGAAGCGGGAAGTGCGCCTGGCGGAACTGCGGGCGAGTGAACCCGGCGAAGAAGGCCTGTGGGTAGAAGGCCGGGCCGTCGTCTATGATAGCGCGACCCTCATGTATGAGTTCGGCGGGGTCAAATACTTCGAGATCATCTCCCGCGGCGCCCTGGATGGGGCCGACCTGCGAGATGTCCCCTTCAAGTACAACCACTCCGATGCCGTGATGGTCATGGCCAGGACGCGCAACAACACCTTGCAGCTCACGATCGACGACCACGGACTCTGGATAAGGGCGAACCTGGCCAATACCACTTCGGGCAGGGATCTGCACGAGCTAATCAAGCGCGGCGACATCGACAAGATGTCCTTCATGTTCACGGTGTTGGAGGAGTCCTACAACGTAGACACTCACACGCGCAGCATCACCAAGTTCAAGAAGATCTGGGATGTGTCGGCGGTGGATACCCCGGCGTACCCTGATACGACTCTTTCGGCAAGGAGCTTTTTCGAGGCGCAGGCAGAGGCGGAGGCCGCTGCCCGGGCTGAGGAGGAGCGCAAGGCTCTGGAGAGGGCCCAATTGCGGAAGAGGTTGCTCCTCAGAGCATCACACTAGATAAGGGGGAACCAGCCTTGAAGCGACTGCACGAAATTGAGGCCCGCAAGGCCGAGATCCGGACTCTCCTGGAGTCTGAGACCAAAGACATCAAGCTCGACGAGCTGGATACCGAACTGAAGGCCCTTGACGCCGAGAAAACCGAGATCGAGCGGCGCCGGACCATGGCTGCCGGCATTCAGGCAGGGACCATCGCGGCCCGCGTCATTGAGCCGGCGGTGGCAGCGCCTGCTGAGCCCGCAGAGGCAGAACTGCGCGGCAAGGCGCTGAAGGAGATGCGCACGGTCACCGTCGCGTCGTCCAACATCGTCCTGCCGGCGCACCAGGCGCGGGACATCAAGCCGACGTTCAACGAAGTGTCGGGTCTGCTTGACCGGGTCAATGTCCTGCCGCTGCCCGGCGGCGAGTCGTTTACCCAACCATACCTTGCCGGGTATGGGACGGGCGACTACAAGACCGAGGGCTCAGAGTACGCCGAAGCCGAGCCGACCTTTGCCTATGCGCAGATCGGCAAGGCCAAGGTCACAGCGTACGCCGAGGACACTGAAGAGGTGCTCAAGCTGCCAGCTGCCGCCTACGACGGCATTGTCGTCCGCGGTATCTCGACCGCGTTGCGCAAGAAGATCACGCGTGAGATCCTCGTCGGCACCGGCGCCACCAACCGCCTCGTTGGCATCTTCGATGACGGCGCTACTGCCATCTCCGCCGCGACGGACATCGAGGTGGCCGAGATCAACGAGGAAACCCTGGATGAGATCCTCTACACCTTCGGCGGCGACGAGAACGTTGAAGACATTGCGGTCCTGATCCTGAACAAGCTGGATCTCAAGGCCTTCGCCATGCTGCGCGACGCCAACGGCCGCAAGATCCACGAGGTTGTGCCCCGTGGCAACGCGGGCACCATCGACGGGGTGCCGTACGTCATCAACAGCGCCTGCAACGCGATCTCCGACAGCGGAGTGGCTCCGGCCGCCTACTGCATGGCGTACGGGCCGCTGAGCAACTACACCTTGGCGGTGTTCTCGGACATGGACGTGCAGCGGTCGACGGACTACAAGTTCAAGACCGGGCACATCGCGCACCGCGGCTCGATCTTCGTCGGCGGCAACGTGACCACGAAGAACGGTTTCTTGCGCGTCAAGAAGGGTTGATAGCTGATGGCGCGCATCGGGTATAACCCTGCCAACGTAACGATCAAGACCGACGCGGGCACGACAGTCGACATGAGCTTCATTGCCCACCTGCTAGTGGCGGCCGCTGACGCGGTCGCCGCCTCTGCGGACGGGGTGCTTGAGGCTACAGCGCTGACTGACGAGGTGCAGGACATCACTGCCGGCCTCACTGGACCGGCGGTGCCGCGCAACCTGTCGGTCACCGGTAACGCCTCCGGCATCACTGGCAATGTGGTGATCACAGGGACCAACTGGCTTGGCGAGGAGATCACCGAGACCATTGCTCTGAACGGAACGTCAACGGTCCTTGGCAACAAGGCCTTCCGGACCGTGACAAAGGTCTCGTTGCCGGTCGAGATACATGCCGGCACAGACACAGTCTCCGTCGGCTGGGGCGATAAGCTAGGCCTTGGGTACAAGCTGGCACACAACACCGTGTTAGCGGCGTATCTCAACAACGTCAAGGAAGGCACCGCCCCGACAGTGGCGGTCAGCGCAACGGAGATCGAGAGCAACACCGTCGACCTCAGCAGTGCCCTGAATGGCACCGCGGTCGACATCTACCTGATCGTCTAGGCGAGACGATGGATGCTGAGGAGGGGCCGGGCAACCGGCTCCTCTCTTTTCCAGGAGGTGAGCCGACATGAGCCTGGTTTCGATCAAAGCGGCGCTGCGGATCGGCTCGACCACAGACGCCTACGACGATGAGATTGACGACCTGATCAACGCGGCCAAGGCCGATCTGGCGCTTGCCGGAGTTGTGGAGGCCAAGCTCGACGGCACGGACTCGCTTGTGCGCCGGGCGATCACTGCCTACTGCAAAGCTCATTTCGGTTGGAACAACCCGGACGCCGAACGGCTGCAGGTGGCCTACGAACTGCTCAAAAGACACCTCTCGCTCTCGGCCGACTACCGCGGCCACCGAATCGCATTCACTGTGACCGCTGCGGGATTGCCGGTTGCCGGCGCCGAGGTGGACTTCGACGGACGCACCTTGCTGACCAGCGATGCCGGATTGGCGGTGTTCAGTGGCGTCCTGCCCGAGAACCAGATGGACTACACGATCACAGCTGAAGGCTACGAGGCGGCCGCGGGCACCATGGACGTCGACGCAGACGAGACTGTCAGTGTCGTCCTCGCAGCGGGGTGATCTGAGTGCTGTTTAACGACACAGTACGGCTGATAACCGTGACGGCGGCCGCCAATAGCCTTGGCGATCCGGCCGAGGCTGAATTGAGCCGCCAGGTCTACGCTGACCGGCAATCCATCCGGCAGACGGAGTTCTACCAGGCGCATGCGACCGGATTCCGCCCGGAGATCATGTTTGTCGTGCGCTCCTCTGAATACCAGGGAGAAACCCGCCTGCGATACGGCAGCCGCACCTACAACATCATTCGGACATACGAGCGGCCGGATGAAATGACCGAGTTGGTCTGTCAGGCCCTGGTGGTGAGGTAGCGTGGGCGTTCCGAGCGCGGTCAAGATCAAGAAAGACCGGGTCGAGTACACCTCCCAAGTCGACCGTGCCAAGTACTTGTTGGTGGAGCTGCAGCGGGCGGCCTTGCGGGACGTCGGCAAGTTCGTGCGCCGGCGTATGCTCGACGAAGTGCGGCGGCGCCCGGGGCTCAAGCGTGGAAAGCGGCCGCCAAATGCCTTCCAGTACTGGGTGCGTAAACGCGAGACCGACCTTCAGGTTGGCATCAGGCACAACACCTGGTACGGCGTTCATCAAGAGCTTGGCACAGCGAACCAGCCGAAGCACGCTGTCCTTCGCAACACAGTCTTCAACAACATCGACGAGATCCGGCGCATAGAGGGCGTCTATCTGTCAGCGATCGAGGATGAGAACCGGGCCCTCGGGCTTGTGAAGGAGGAGGTCGAGTTCGAGGATGAGCCGCTCTAGCCTTCTGCGCAGGGCGCTACAGGACTTTCTCCTCTCGGTATGTGTGCGGGTCTACTACCAGCGGGCGGCGCCGGAGGCCGCATTTCCACGCCTCGTGTTCGACCTGCCGAACAGCTTTGACGATGGCCAATTCGAGGTCTATCGCCTGGAGGTGGACGGTTGGGACGACTCGGCGGACACAACGGCGCTCGAGGGCCTCATGGCCGCAGTGGACGGCGACGGCGATATAGAGAGTCCGACTGGCCTGCATCGCAAGGTGCTGAGCACGAACGATCTGGCGGCGACGGTATTCCGGGAGTCCAGGCTGTCGCTGATCGATGAAGACGAGCGCCTGCGTCGCAGACAGTACGTGTATCAAGTTAAGGTCTACAAGGGGTGATGATGGTGCCGACAACCCAGCAGATAGAGAATGTGCAGTTCGACTACGGGCTCGTGTTCCTGGACTACGGCGAGGTCAGCCAGGTCCAACTCGGACCAACCCGTGGCGGCGGTGAGTTCACCGCATCCAAGACGATCCGGGACATCGAGTATGACGGCCGCAGGGGCAAGACCAAGGGGCTTCAAGTGATAGACGAGATCAACGCCATGCTTAAGGTTGGCGTGATGGACACCTCGCTCGAGGTGTTGGGCTTGCTGATGCCGCACGCGACGTACGACGACGGCACAGGCAAGATCACGAACGACGCCGGCGGTGTCGTTGAGGCCGCGAAGTACCTGGCCAACGTCACGATGTTTGGCAAAGTGATCGGTGGCGGGTACAAGAAGATCACCCTCTACAACGCCATGAATGAGGCGGATTTCGTGCTCTCAGCACAGCCGAAGGGTGAAGGTGTGGTTGCGTGCGAGTTCCACGCCCACTTCGACGCCACTGATCCCGACGTGCTGTTTGAGATCGAGGACATCGAGAGCATCGGCGCCGATTCGACCAAGCCGACGGTCGAGACTACTCCTCAGGATGCAGCCGCCGGTGTTGTGGTCTCATTGAATCTGACGGCCACATTCAGCGAGGCGATCCGGTCAGCGGATATCACGCATGGCAATTTCCTGCTGATCAAGGCGAGCGACGGCACGATCGTGGCAGGTGCACTGACCTACAGCGCGGCGACGAAGACCGCCACATTTGATCCAACATCCAACCTTAGCGCCAGCACCGCGTACATCTGGGTCATCTCAGGCGTGCGCGATCAGGCCGGCAACGTCATGGATCCGGTGGTCGTCAACTTCACAACGGCCTGAGCACGGCAGCAAGCAACCAACGCGGGGCAGGGATAGATCTCTGCCCCGTTCCTTCTTCAAGGAGGGGGCATGTGCGTGTTAACCATCAAGCAAGGCGTGCGGCTGTCCGCGATTATCGACAAGCTCGGCCTTCAGATCACGGATCCGGATGCGGACCAGAAAGCCGTGGGGGCTGACCTGGTTATGCAAATCGTGCGCAAAGCGCACCTGGCCGAGGCCGAGCTCTATGCGTTTGTCGCCGAAGTCAAGCAGATTTCTGTCGACCAGGCCGCTTCGGTGGACATCGTCGCCTTCGTGCGCGAGTTCCTGGGGCCGGACGTGATCAGTTTTTTCGCCTCTGCGCTCAAGTCTCAGCCGCCCGCCTGATTGAAATGCTCTCCGGTCCCTATGACTGGGCAGCTATCTCCGATCTGCCGCTGTCTGCGTTGTTCAGCTTGATCACGCACGCGGCCGAGCGGGAGCGCGAGCAGCTCACCTGGGGACTTTGGGCAAGCCTCTACCCGGAGATGTACAGCCGCAGAGTGGCCGCGGTCAGTTATGCGGACTACAGGCGGCAGCTGATCGGCGCTGAGGGCAGGCCTTCGGACAAGAGCGCTGACGAAGTCGAGGCTGAGATGGCGGCGATAATCGCCCGGTACGAATCGCGTCGTCGCTAAGGGGAGGTGGCCATCACGGAGATATTCCGCGTATTTGGTTCGATCTTTGTCGAGAACGATAAGGCCAATAAGGCCCTCGACACGACCGACGCCAAGGCCAAGGGTGTAGGGGCGACGCTGGGCAGCGTGATTGGCACTGCAGCCAAGGTCGGTGCGGCCATCGTTGCAGGAGCTGCTGCGGCCGGCACCGCGCTCTTTGCCATGGCCAACAAGGCTGGTGCCGCCACTGACCGGATCGACAAGATGAGCCAGAAGGTCGGACTGAGCCGCCAGGGTTTCCAAGAGTGGGACTTCATCCTCTCCCAGAACGGCACCAGCGTCGAGTCGCTTCAGATGGGGCTAAAGACACTAGTGCAGCGGATGGATGAGGCCGCTGCCGGCACGGGCAAAGGCGGCGAGCTCTTCCGGCGTCTTGGGGTCTCCGCTACCGACGCAACCGGCAAGCTCCGGAATCAAGAGGCGGTCTTCCGTGACATGGTCCGCGCTCTCCAGGCAATGCCTGACGGAGCGGAAAAGGCCCGCCTTGCCACTGAGCTCTTTGGCCGATCCGGCCAGGAGTTGATGCCGCTTTTGAACGGCGCCGCCGGCGGAGTGGATGAGCTCATGCAAAAGGCGCACGAGCTCGGCCTTGTGCTCAGTGACGAGACAGTGGATGCGGGGGTCCAGTTCACAGACACCATGGACCAGGCCAAGCGGGCCCTGGGCGCGGTGTTCACCCAAGTCGGCGTGGCACTCATGCCGATGTTCCAGAAACTTGCCGAATGGATCTTCGCGCACATGCCGGAAATCAAAGCCGTGGTCTCGGAGGTCTTCGGCGCAATTGGTAAGGCAGTGATGTGGCTCGTCGACAACGTGATCCCGCTCCTGACCAAGGCGTGGCAATGGATGAGCGACAACGTGATCCCGCTCTTGCAGCAGTTCTGGTCGGTGATCCAGGAGCTCTGGGACCGCTACGGTGAGACCATCCTCCTTGCCCTCAAGAACACCTGGGAGCAGGTCTCCACCATCCTGGAGACTGCCTTCGGCGTGATCCGCGGCATCTTCGACTTCTTCCTCTCCCTTCTGCGTGGCGATTGGGAAGGCGCCTGGAACGCCGTCAAGGGAATTGTCGAGACTGTATGGACGGGCATCCGAGACTTCTTCGCAGTGATCTGGGAGCAGATTAAGATCGTCTTCAAAGGCCCGATCGATACGGTCACAGGCTGGATTCAAGGCTTCCTGGACTGGGTAGAGACCCTGATCGGCAAGGTTCGCGGCGCTATTGATTGGGTCAAGAACCTGCTGGGTCTGAATCGTGAGGCTGTAGACACCATGCCGGGGGCGCCCGAAGCCGGCGTGGCTGTGCGTGCGGCTGAGGTGCCGGAGTACGCGCTCGGCGGCATCGTGCCCGGTCCTGTTGGCAAACCCCGCCTGGCCGTCGTCCACGGCGGTGAAGAGGTGCTCACCCCAGAGCAGCGGGCAGCGCGGAGCTCTGACGTCCGCGATATCGTCATGTACAACACGTTCAATGTCCCGGACAAGCCCACCGGCGATTACGTTGTCGACAACATCTTTCGCCGCCTACGGGGCCTGGGGGTGCCTACTGTATGAGCGGATGGCGCTTTGCTGGCAATGACCTTTTGGTTGTGCGCACCCCAGCACCGGTAAGGACAGCTGGTTACCGCAAGATCGCATTCGAAGCGCCTGGCGTAGATGGCATCACGGCATCTCTGGACAACGGGCGCATGCCAACCCTGGTTACCGTGACAATCCTGGCCCGCTCAGCGGAGGAGCTGGAGACGCTGTCGGCTCTTTTTGAGTCGGGATTCGACGGAGATCTGAAGATGCCGCACGGTGACGATGCTTGGGTCTATGAGGATGCCTACGTGCAGAATGGAGCGCAATGGCGGAAGACAGCCGGCAATTTGTGGGAAGGACGGGTTGACTTCATCTGTCCGGACCCCCGCCCGCGCTGGTTGTCAACCGGGGAGCGGGTGTACTGATGGCCGTACTGGACACCGGCTGGGTGTATGTCCTGGACAATGCCGAGACGGAGATAGTTGTGCCGACAGGGCGGGTGATTTCGGCGCGGGTGCGCTGGAAGGGCGCACAGAGGACAGAAACGACCTACAGCAACACCTCTGCAAATGATAGTGGGGCCGGAGGTACAGACTTCTACGCCCCGCTCACTCCAGCCGTGGGCGACGGCACGCTTGACCGGGTCACCGTTTCAGTGAGCATGAGCATTAGCCCCAGCGCTAATTGGCTGGTGTCCGCCCGCGCCGGCGGCACTCTCTATGGCGGCGTGGTGAACGAGAATTCCGGGACAGGCAGCGGCGGCTCGGTGTCGGCCACCGATTACGCTCCAAGCAGTAGGTCGGGCTCGGGTTCAGGTGTCATTCCGTACAGCGATGCAACCATTACGGCGTGGAGTGTTACTGTGACCGCCCGTTGGCGGCAGACGACCACTTATCAGACGCAAAACCCGCAAATTACGGTTGCGGGCGACGTGACCGGGCATACCGGGACGCTCAACAACGGCGTGGAGTCAGACTGGTATCCCGCGCTTGGTTTTGTGGCTGGGCAGAGCAACACGGTACGGCACGACAGCTCTAGCAGCGGAAGGGCCTATGTGCAGATTGAGATCACGTACACGGAGCCGATGACGGCCACGCTGCTGGAGCCCGGACACCTGACGCGCACGGTGCGGGACGATTTAGTGTTTTGTGTCGCGCCGGTGATGCCGGACGGCAACGAGGCGGAGGCATGGTTCCCACGCATTGTGATTGCGCAAGGCGATTCGGTGGCCGTTCCGCTGTTCGACTGGGACAGCTCGTCTGACCAAACAGATTGGGAGTACTTCGACGCTCTCGCAGACGAGTGGGTCGCATTGACCGGTGACGGGGCGCCAGTTGACGCGGAGTGCCGGTTTACGCCCCCGGTTGAGGACATGCCTATTGGCAGATGGGCGTGGGCGGCAAAGGCACTTGACGATGACATCGGTGAGTGGGGTGCACTTAGTGCTGTTTGGCTGTTTCGGCTAGTCCTCACGGTCCAGGCGCGGTTTGCGTTGGAGATCGCGGGGACGGACTTCTCCGGGCAGGCGAGGGCAATTCGGGTGTCGGAGACAACCAATGGCGAGCTGGGTTCGATGGGCTTTGAGGTGTATGCGCCAGATGAGCAGGTGCCTGAAGACGGCAACGAAGTAGCCCTAGCCGTGCGGGATGCAACGGGGGCTGAGGAGCAGTTCAACGGTTGGATGGAGGGCGACGCCGAACGGGTTGCGCCACAGATATACCGGTGTCGTGTGCGCCTGCCCGATAGCATTCTGGCGCAGCGGTATGTGCGCGAGGATTATGGCAGCCAGGATGTGGGGCAGACCCTTGCGGACATTGTGGACGATTACTGCTCTCCGTTGGACAGCAGCGGGATTGATACGGCAACTGGCTTCGTGCGTCCAGTGGCAGCCTTCGGACGCACCGCACTGGACGTGGCAAAGGAGCTGCGCGAGCAGTATGGGCTGATGTTCTGGGTGAGGAGCACCGACTACAAGGTGTTTCTGGTCAAGCCCGAAGATCAAGAGGCCGCATTGTTGGCTGTGGCGAGAGGGCAGGTGGGCTAGATGGCATCTACACCAACCTTCCGTGCCGCAGCGACAAACACATTCTCCTCAACCAGCACCCCAAGCATTACGAAGCCGGCAGGAATAGCGGCCGGTGACCTTATCGTCTTGACGCTCGCTCTGGCGACAACGGGCCGAACAGTCAACTCGTGGCCATCCGGCTTCACAGCGCTAAGCGCTGTAGACAACGGCGTCGACTGGCAACTGGTGTCCGCGTACAAAGTGGCGGGAGAGTCTGAGCCGTCTAGCTATACCGTGACTCTTAGCGGTTCGGCTACCGGACGCGGCGCGGTTCACGCTTACTCAGGTGTCGACCCGGCCGATCCCATAGATGACCATTTCGCATCTAGGAATGATACTGACGCAACCGCCTCGACAAGCAGCACGCAGATGTCAAACTCTCTGGCCGGCAACCTGCACCTGATTGTCGTTCATTGGCGTTGCATATCGACGGGGCACACGACGAGCTACCCTGCAGGTTACACGAACAGGCTCGATGTCCAACCCGGCACATATACCACCAACTCCTGCGACAAGATCATTGACTCAACGGGGACCCTGAGCAGCGTTACTGTTACGCACAGCGCATCGCACAACTATGTCTTGCTAGAAGTCTTGCTCAACTGCATCCCCAACGAGCCGCCGAACCCGCCGGCCGGTCTGACGCGGGCTGATTTTGACGCCAGAGACCCGGCGCGGTTTGAGTGGACCTTCGATGACGACGACGAAGGAGATTCTCAGTCGGCATTCAAGCTGCGATTGCGCGAGCAGGGCAGTGGCACCTGGCTCTACGCCCAAGCGGACGGGACGCTCGACTCTGCCGAGGTTTGGATAACCAGCGTAAACGAGCACTTCGACCTTGCCGCAGATGAGCTCCTTAATGGCGATGACTATGAGTGGAACGTTGCGACTAAGGACTTTGCGGGCGAGGCCGGCAGCTTCGCCGCCTCAGACGCGACCTTCTCTTGCGTTGCCTCGGCTGTACGCATCAGCGCGGCGACGCCAAACACGAATCACAACGTTGTCGTTGCAGAGCAGCCTTTCTCGGTCACGGCGGTCTCATCGGACTCGTCAAACTGCACGGTGTATATCGAAGTAGACACGGCGGACCGCTTCGACACGGGCGACCTGATCCAAAACGAATCCGGACCGCTTGCCAGTGGATCTGCGCATGAGTTCGGGTTTGCGCTCACGGGTAGCCAGACGTGGTATTGGCGCACCAAGGCAAAGCGCTCGTCCGACGACGAGGAAACTGCCTGGAGCACCACCAGGACGCTGAATGTGGACACGGGCGGAGCCCTGCCTGCGGACATTACCCCCGCCCCTGATGGCGACGCGATTGTGCTGGATGATGACAAAGTAGTCAGATTCACCGCGACGGTCAACCATGCGCTTACACCGACAAGCGGGGCAACCCTGCGCCTCGAGATTGCGATTGCCGAGGACGATGAGTTCACGGACCCACTCGGCAACATCTCAGCCAAGGTTCTAGGTGGGCAGACAGCAAGCGTATCGGTCAAGTTGCCGGCGGCGGGCATCTACTGGGTGCGCTTTCGCACCCTGTCCGATTACGGTGATGACTCGGCGTGGGATACCTACGAGTCTGCGATCAAGGCTCTTGCCTACTTCGTGCAGGAACCGTCATGGGAACCACAGATTGGCCCGCGTCCGAACCGCGTCTTTGTCCGCATCGAAGGTGGCACGACGATCAAGACCGCATCTGTCGGTGGGCTGTCGGCGGACGACTACGTCGATTACTGGTCTGAGGTGCCTGTGGGCACGACAGAGTCGCAGGCGCAGAGTACGGCGGACGCCATTCTCGCCGTACTGCAAGCCCGGCCATTGGCGGTGTCCGGGCCGATTCCGCTGAATGTGGGTGCAGTGTTTGGGCGGGAGATAACTGTCCAATGGTGGCAGCGAGACGGTGACGGCAACCCCATAATGGTCGAGTCTGCCAGCCTGAGCTTGGCGCGCAAGGAACACGACATCGACGCCGCCACGACTACGCTGCATCTTGGCGACGTCGTGCCCAGTGATGCTGAAGCCTTGGTGCGGATTCTGGCCAAGCTCAGCCGGCGATAACATGACAACCGGCGTGGTGTTGGGAGGCGAGACTGTGTCGGTATCGACGAACGGGCTGTGCCCGGCAGGCAAGGCGACGCTCGAAGCGCACGATAAGCGTCTTGAGAACCTGGAAGACTGCAACGAAAAGCTCAACGACAAGATGGACGGCAACACCAAACTGCTGATCGGCACACTGGTAGGCATTGCGCTCAATTTCGCCTACATGGTGCTGGGCCGATGAAGGGAGCGGTTGTGTGGACCGACTGAAGCGGGACGACCCGCGGGTAAGGCAGGCCATCGAGGAGCTCGTCGCCCAAGGCAAAGGACTCAGGCAAGTTGTACCGATCCTGCTGCGCACCATGGACATCGATCCTCCGTTTCAGACCCGTAACGCCCTCAAGAACTGGCTGGACCGTGAGAAGGTACACATTGAGAAGCCGGACAAGCCGGTGGCCACTCTCGAGCAGCGCGTGTCTGACGAGAAGGCAGCGGTGATCCGGCGGGCGGAAGAGCGGGATCTCCGGCGCAAACTTGGCGAGCGGGCCCGGTCAGAGATCCTGGCCGACGCTATCTCCGCCGCTGTGTTGCAGCTGCCTCAGCTGGAGCCGGTCAAGTACGTGTCGCCGCAGACCGGGGGATTCGAGGAAGAGCACGTCGTGCTGATCCTCTCGGACGCGCATGTCGGCTACTGGCTGACCGAGGAAGCGAGTGGGGGACTCTGGTCCTACGACTTTGACACCTTCCGCTCTTACGTGCGGCTGATCGTCGAGAAGATCCGGGCCATCGTGCCGCGCCACAACTACCGGATACCTGTGCTACACATTCATATGCTTGGCGACCTGATCGAAAACCAGATCATGCGGCCGAGCCAGGGTTATGAGATTGAGTTTGGCCTGGTCAAGCAGGTCATGGCTGCGGCGCAGACCTTCGCCTGGATGGTGCGAGAGCTGCTGCCGATGTTCGAGCAGATCGACGTCACGGTGGTGCCGGGCAATCACGGCCGCATGACGCAGAAGTATGGCGAGCTTCCGGCGGGCGAATCGTTTGACCTGGTCGTCGGCGAGTTCCTCAAGGCTTATCTGAAAGACGAGCCACGCGTCAAGATCGACGTGATCGACGCCAAGCGCACGGTGGTTGATGTTCTCGGCTGGCGGGTGCTTCTGGCCCACGGTGACGGGATTCGCGGCGGCTTCGCGGGTGTCCCTCATTACGGCCGGGACCGGCACAACATCAATATCGCCGGGCTCTATGAGGACTTGACCGAGGGCATCGACCTGATCGAAATGGGTCATTTTCATGATCCGCACGAGGGCACGTTCCGCACCTGGGGCCGTTTCTTCGTCAACGGCGCGTTCACTGGAGCGTCCAACTACAGCATCGAGAGGCTCAACCGAGCGACGCAGCCGGCGCAGTGGATGTACGGCGTCAGCCGCGAACGGCCCGTAACTTGGCAGTACCTTCTCAGTCTGGCTGAGATGCCACCGAAACGGAGGCGCCCGGCATGAAGACCGCCTTCGTATCCGGGCCCTACCGCGCAGCTGCGCCGCATGGCGTTTACGACAACATCCAGCGGGCGCGCAAGGTGGCCGAGCGGCTTTGGCGTATGGGCTACGCCGTCTTCTGCCCGCACATGAACACCGCCTTTCTTGATGGCCTTGTGCCGGATGACACCTTCCTTGATGCGTGCCTGGCCTGGTTGCCGCACGCGGACATTGTCGTGATGGTCGACGGCTGGGAAAAGAGCCTGGGCGCCAGGTCTGAGATGGCCCTGGCGTTGACGATTGGCATTCCGGTCTATGGCGAGGGCAACGTGCCGGAGGTGTGCGAATGAGACGCGCTGAGTTTGATCGCCTGATCGAGCAGGATCTGGCCGCGCATCTACGCGAGCTGCGGGATGTCAAAGAGGCGGAATACGCCAAGCAAGAGGACACCTTGCTCAACTTTCACCGCGTGGGCCCGTTCCTCGGCTTGACGCCGGCGCAATACTGCATGGTGTTAATGACCAAGCACGTGCAAGGCATTGCGCACCAAGTCATGCGCGGCGACTGGCTTTGGGAGTACACGACGCCGGACGGCCGCGAAGGCCTCAAGCAGAGGCTGGTCGATCTCCGCAACTATGTGGACCTGCTCTTTGCTCTTCTCTCAGAGGAGAGCAGCTCCTAACTGACGGCCTGCGCCGTCGCAAGGCGGCGCGTGGCAACACGTCGCCTCACTATCTTCTCCCGGAGGCGATTCCCCTTTGAGCAAAGTTCCCGATCGTTGCCCTGTCTGCGGTTCCCCGATCTGTCCCGACAGTGGGTGCTGGTTCTGCCCGGCGTGTGGGGCCTCGGATTGTAACGACGACAACTAGGAGGCGGTGCCATTGGCGACGTTCCCCGATATCGCAAACCTCTCGCCAGAATCACAGGCGGCGATTGAGCGGCGGGTTCGCGCCGGTATGCTGCGCGGCTATGCGGACGGCACCTTCAAGCCTTTCGCCAACCTAACCCGCGAGCAGGCCGCGCTCCTGCTAGATCGCCAGAGTCGCTGGGCGATTGACAAGGCGGCGAAGTTCGCGAAGTCAACCCTGTCGATCTTTGACTACAACTACGGCACGGGCGCAGGGTTCTTCGTCGAGGACACGAGCGGGATGCTGCATATCATCACCGCCCGCCATGTCATCGCGACCCTCTACGCCATCAACGACAACACCACGATCTGGGCAACCAATGAACGGAGACACCTGTATGTCCGGGCGTACTGGGGGTTGCTCAGGTCTGACGCAACCGACGAGCTGATAACCATCCTGACACGCCAGGAAACCACCAAAGAAGACCTGGCCCTGTTGCGGATCACCGACAAGATGCGCTCCTTGCTGCCTGCCGAGGTTCCCGTCATCCATCTTAGCGGCGGCGACCCGGAGGTCGGCGAGGATGTCGTCTGTATCGGCTCTCCGCTGAATTTTGACAACACCGTCACAACAGGCAAGGTTGCGCGTGGGTGCTTTGAGCATTACGCCCACCCCGGCGAGTGGATCTTTGTGAGCGCTGGGATTAACCCTGGCAACAGCGGTGGCCCCGTGTTCTCGGTTGAGGACAAGACGATCGGCATGGCCCTGATGAAGTCCTGGTACAGGTCCGCTTTCGGCATGGCGCCGGTCGACGATCTCGGCTGGGTGATCACCGCTAAAGCGATTCGCGCATGGGCCAAGCGTGAGTGGGGACTAGATCTCAAATGATCCAGCGGGCCCGCATCGACCCTGGGCACGCGTCGCCCCTCCCAACCGGCGGCACGGATCCTGGCGCAGTCGGCAATGGAGTGCGAGAGGCTGAGTGCGTGCTCGAGATCAGCAAGCTCGTGGCCGCAATGCTGCGCGCCAGTGGGATAGGGGTTGATCTCACCAGGATCGGCGAGCCGGGTCCGACTGCCGATCAGCGGGCAAAACTGCTCTCTGTGGCCGGCGTCGACTGCTCCGTGTCCATCCACGCCAACGCGGCGAGCGACCTGGCGGCGCGGGGCGTCGAGATCTACGTGTCGGCCGTCAATGCCGAGAGCCAGCTGCTGGGCAACGCGATCGCTGAGGAGTACCTGGCCTGGGTGCATGGCATCTCCGGCAGGCGGCCAGTTGTGCGCGCGCGCCTGGCCAGCAACGGCGAGGACTACTACTACTTCGTTCGGCACCCAACCAGAGCCGGTATCCCGGCCGTGCTTGTCGAGGTTGGGTTTGTCAGCAATGCGGAGGACGCGGAGGTCCTGGCGTCCTTCTGGGGCCGGTTTGCGATCGCATACGGGATCAGCCGGGGCGTGTTGCGCTGGCTAGGCAGATTGGCTGATGCCGACGAGCTCGCCGATTTGCGCACGCGGATGGATCAGATCAGGGCAATCGCGGAGGGGAGGTGAGGGGGATGTTGGAAGACGTGATAGTTGTCGGTCTGGTCATGGTACTGGTCGAGATCGTCAAGTTGCTCGCGGCCAAGTGGGGCGCAGCTGAAACCACGATCAAGCAAATCATCGTGCCGCTGGCGGTGTTCTTGCTGGCCGGCGCGCTCAACGTCGGCAACGCGCTGCTGTTCGGTGCCGGCACGATCACCGCGCTTGAGGCGCTCGCAGCTGGCTTTAAACTCGGCGCGATGGCAGGTGGCATTTACTCTCTAGGTAAGGCAGCGTTGGGGCAGTCATAGACTGGATGGGCAGTGCATAGCAGTAAGCCGTGATACTGAACAAACAAGGTGAGGCCTTCGGGCCTCTTTCTCATTTCGGTACGTGGAGGTGACGGAAGACATGGCAATGTCAGAGGGTTATCGCAACGCAACAGTCGACGCCGGGGCGGCGCTGATCACCCACATCGGCTTGGTCAACGGCAGCGGCACTGAGCTGTCCGGCGGCTCGCCGGCCTACGCGCGCAAGGCCGTGGTGTGGACCGCTGGAAGCGGCGGGATCAGCCGGCCAAACGCTGACTTGACGTTCGACGTTCCGGCCGGGGCGACCGTCGCCGGCTGGCGCGGGTACTCTGCCAGTTCCGGTGGCACAAACTATGGCGGGGCAGACCTCACTTCGGAGACGTACGCCGGGCAGGGCACATATAAGCTGTTGGCGGCGTCGACCGGCATCAAACACCTCGATCCTGCCTAGCAACACTCTCTAGCCCAAACCGCGGGGAAGGGGGTGACGTATGGCCACAGCAACCAAGACCTGGACCTGGAATGCCGGTTTAGAAGACTGGGTTCTTGCGGCAACAGGCGATAACACCACAACCCGCATCACCACGGACGGCAGTCCTGACAACGGTTGCCTGCAACACTACTGCTATGGTCGCAACAAAGCAGGGACCAGCACATCGCGGGGTCCCGAACAGACTTGGGCAGCAATGCTCGGTATCAATTCCGGCGCAACGATCACGGCGGTTAGACTCTACTGGCGTAGACGTTGTACAGGGCGCAACGTAGTCGACGCCTTTTCGTATGACATCGACCTCTACACCAACCGCACGGGCAGCTACGCGAAAGAGGCCGACATTGCGGCTGGCAACCTATCCGCAACCGAAGCATGGCAGACCGCGTTGGACTCCGGTTCAGTCGACATCACCGACCAGCTTGCCAGCTATGGCGCGTACATCCGAATCTACACCAACCACGATTTGGGTAACAATGCGGCGGCGTCAGCGGTAGTGCTGTTTGACTGCTTTGTGCTCGAAGTGACCTACACGCCGGCCTCTGAATATCACGAGGGCGGATCCGCGGTAACGGTGGCCATTGACACTGACGGCGCCGGGATCCACGCCGGCGCGGGGTCTTCGGAAGCCGCGGCCAGGATAGCACCTGAAGGCACAGGGACTAAGACCGCGAGCGGCAGCAGTGATGCGATTGTCTCGATCGGCACGGATGGCGCTGGCTCGACCACCAAAGCAGCCGGGGCGGCAAGCACAGTCCAAGCCTCTGCGGATGCCGCCGGCATTAAGACCGGTCTATCACCGCCGTCCGAGAGCTTCACCGCAGTCACCGCCGAGAGCGCCGGAGAGAAGCATGGCGCAGGCGCGGCAGAAACTGCCGTCTTTGTCACGGCGGAGGCCACTGGGCAGAAACACGGTGCTGATTCGGCAGAGAGCACTCTGGCGATCCGGGTCGATGGTGCGGGAGAGATACCCGGACTCAACCGCGAAGGCGGATCCGACATTGCTCTGCGAATCACGCCCGAAGGCGTAGGTCAGAAGCACACAGGCGGTGCGGTCGAGAGCACCGTGACGCATGGCGCTGAGGGAACCGGGTTGGCTGGTCGGTCAGGCGGTGTAGACGCAACCGACTCAGTCAATGCGGAAGGCTCAGGCGAGACTAACCGAGACGGAAGTGCCGAGGTCCACACGCTTGTCAGTGCGGATGGAACCGGCACAACTACCAGATCGGGCGGGTCCGATTCGACGAGCATCATTGAAGTGCAGGGCGCAGGGATTGCTCCCGGACAAGAGGCTCAGAGCGGATCTGACGCCACGCTCGTCATCAAGCCAGAAGGCGCTGGCCAGAAACACACCGCAGGCGGATCCGAGGCAGCATTGGAAGTTTCGGCGGAGGCTAGCGGGACAAAGACCTTCGTTGCAGGATCGGAAGCCGTTGTTGCCGCTGAGACGCAGGGGATCGGCAGTAAGGCGGTTATGGTCGGCGCTGAGGCAGCAATCACCATCGATCTCGCCGGTAGCGGGCAGGCGGGCGCGATTTGGACCCAGTTCAGCCTGACAGAATGGGGGCCTGATTTCGTCATGACCGAATGCGCGCCCGATTTTGTCCTGACAGAGAACCCCCCTGACTTTGGGTTCACCGAGGACTGGCTCTCCGAGTTCGTGCTCGTCGAGAACGGGCCAGACTTCATCTTGACCGAGGAGGCAGATCCGCGATGAGCCGGTTGCTCTATAAGGGCGAGAAGCACTATGTGGGCATGACGGTAAGCCGTGCGAGCGGGACGGCGTTCACGATCCAGAGCGCTACCTACAGCGTGCTGAACTCTGCCGGGACATCGGTGGACAGCGGATCCGCCAGCGTCACGGACGACACGGTATTCTGCCTGCTCGATACGACGCAAGAGGACATGCCGGCTGGGCGCTATAAGGTGTGGTTCTCGGTCGTGATCACAGGATTGAGCAAAGTGCTCATGGACTACGTGACTGTCGAAGTGCAGTAGCCACAGATAAGGCAGATACTCGAGCGGGGCTGTTCCAGCTGATTGCTGGAGCGGCCCCGCATGGGGGCGTGACCCCTCCACGCCTCCGCACAAACCGGGTCGGTTTCGGCTGGCCCGGTTTTTCTTTGCCCACCATGTATCACATTCAAGGAGGCTATCCATGAAAACCGAGGTTATCCATCTCCGCGCAACACCAGACCTACGCAACCGACTCGACAAGGCAGCAACCCGCGAAGGCGTCAACCGCTCGGACATCATCACACACGCCATCCTTGCCTACTTGCGCCAGTCGGAGGAAGCGGCTTGGGCCAAGGCGCAGAGGAAGGGGGCAGGGGCATGAGCACAAGAGAGATTTGGGAGGAGCGGCGACTTGACCGAATTGTTTTCTATATGGTGGAGGACTACTCTGACCGGGACGCCGAAGTAGATCCAAACCAGCTAATGTTTCGGGTCAACGGCGAGATGCACCAGATTGACACCCACGGCACGGCAGGGTTCAGTGAGAAGCTGCGAGAGGCGGTCATGGAGCGCGATAACAACTGCTGCTTCATCTGTGGCGCGAAGGGCAATCTTCACGTTCACCACATCATCCCCCGCGTCCACGGTGGCAAACACAAGATGGACAACCTCGTAACCCTCTGCCCTGGTTGCCACATGAGCATTGAGTCTGGCAATATGCGAAATGCCATCCGCCAGTGTGTGTCGCGGACAAATCGGGAAACAAGGCGGCGTTTGGACGCTGCGTGGACGGACTTGACTCCGTAAGTCAGAATCAAAAGCCTTAGCGAGCCTCCTGTGAGCCCCCACGTTGCCCTAGGATGGGCCTCTCCTTTGGGACAGTAAAACATCCGTACCGCCACAGAAAAACCGCCCATTCCAGGCGGTCTGTTCGGCAGGTTGGCGTTTGGGCGAACAGGTGTGCCTACAGAGCCGCAATCCACGCGGCGTGCATGGCGATGATTGCTACCCGCACACCGAACAGTCCCCACAGCGCCGGTCGCGCCATGCGTGACCTGTCGCGCAGATGCCAGATGAGCGCAAGGCCAAGGAGCGGCAGTCCTACCGTCAGACCGTAGCCGAGCGCGGGCGAGTAGTGAAGGAGCGCGGCGATGATCGGGTTCGCCTCCGCGAAGATGCCGAGCTGCAATCCCCAGGCGGTCAGCGCAAAGTCGAGCAAGCCAAGTGCGGCAGTCAGCAGGAGAATCGCGAGCATTGTTGTCCCCTCCGCGTTTGATCAATCTACGCCTTGCCCCACCTGAACCATCCCCACACGGCCAGCCAGAAGTAGGCAAACTGCAGAGCGGCTTGGCCGTGCGCTCCAATCGCATAGTCGTAAGCTGCCCACGTTGCGTTGGTGAACATCCACAACAGGAAGCACCATCGGCGCCGGTGGATGTTGGCGATGGTACCGATCAGCGACACCACGGCAAGTCCGAAGGTCCAATCTAGTCTTACCATGACGCACCGTCGGGGGGCGCTGAAGCGAACAAGTCCTCCTGCTTCGCCTCCGGCTTGATTGTTTCCAGGTTTTTAACTGCTTGCCGGTAGTACGACGGTTTCAGCTCGACGCCTAGCCCGCGCCGGCCCAACGACACTGCGCCGTAGACTTCGCTGCCCACGCCCATGAAGGGGGTTAGCACGGTGTCGCCGGGATTGCTCCACAGAGTCACAATGCGGTCTATAACATCTAACTGCAAGGGGTGTACGTGTTTCTCGTCCTCCTCGTCGCGAGACTGCTTAAACGGAAGGACGCGCTCGAGACGCACATCATCCCAAAACGACGAAGCATACTGCCGCCATATCCAGTGAGAGTAGGAGTTCTCTAGCTGACTGCCCTTCCAACCGCGAAACCGTTTCAGCTCGTGCGGTATCTCTCGCGATCCGGCGTACTCAAGCAGTCCGTGCGGGTGCGTGATCGGTTCGGGGTTGTCGCCCTTCTTGCGGAACACTACCACATAATCGGCGGAAGCGTTGCTGCACCTGGAGGAGTCGTCGACGATGGTTTTGTGATTAAGGCTTTTCATCATCGTGCGGTTTCTGACGGCAAGAGGTTCTTTCCACACTGCGTACCTCGCGACGTATAGCCATCCCGCAGCCTGGTGCGCCCGGATAACGTCGCCCGTAAAGTCAACCAAGTGGTCGTTGCCCGTGTTGCCGGAGGGGATGTCGGCGCAGTGTACCGCAGTCATCCTTCCCGGCATTGTTACGCGGAGAAGTTCAGATATGATAAACCCGTAATGAGTGAAGAACCCGTCGTAGCTATCGCAGTTGGACAGGTCGCGTTCGCTGCTGGAGTAGTGGTATAGTCCTCCAAACGGGGGAGAATATACGGACAGGTGAATCTTGCCCTCCGGGATCGACGGCAATACCTCCATGCAGTCCCCACAGTAAAGTGCGAAGCGCTCGTTGATGGTCTGTTCTTTTATATCCACGTTGGTATCCTCCCCTTCGTTGTGAATCCGTCGGCTGAGTTGATCGACTGCCCCTGCTGCATGAGGGCGACCAGTCTGCTAAACATGGCATCTGCGGCAGTGCTTTTCGAGTGGAGGTTGTCAAGGACGCGCTGCTCTGAATCGGTCATGACTAGGTCTACCTTAACGGGGTTCTGCTGGCCGAATCGCCAGCACCGTCTAATGGCCTGGTAATACTGTTCGTAACTGTGGGAGGGGAACATCACGACATGCGAGCAGTGCTGAAAGTTCAGCCCCCACCCTCCTATCTTCGGCTTTGTTATAAGAACGCGAACCTCCCCGTTAGCGAAGGCCAGCAGCTTGTGTTCCTTCGCTTCGTCGGTGTCGCTGCCGCTCACTTCTACCGCGTCTGGTATCAGCCTGGCAAGTGTGCGTCCCTCCTCGTTGAGGTGGCACCATACCAGGGCCGGCCTGTCATGGTCGACTAGCTGTGCCGCCTTTTCGCACCTCTCTGCAACCGTGCGCCTAACTACCTCGCGTTGCTCCTCCAGGGTCATTGCGTAGGTGTCAAACAGTCTGCCGTCTGGTGGGCGGCGGCTTTTCACGGTGTGGACCTCCTCCGTTAGGGGCTTGAGGTCAAATGCATCATCCGTGTATTGCGATCCGAGGTCGGACGGCTTGCGAAACGATCTACCCCAGGAGCAAACCCACCGCCAGAACGGTAGTTCGGCGTGGCCCTTCAGCCGCCACTCTGTGGCCTTGCCCCTGTACCTGCCCACGGCGGAGTTGTTTTTGTCGTTGCGGAAGAAACGGTTTAGCATGTCCATGTGGCCGAGGTATCCCAGGGCCTCCGAGGATGTGCCTAGCTCTGTGTAGTCGTTCGGTGCAGCGGTTGCGGTACAAAGCAAGCGATAGGGTAGCTTACGCATAAACGCGGTTATCTCTTTACGGCGCACCCCTCCAAACGATTTCAGAATAGAACTCTCGTCACACACTGCACCGACAAAGTCGGAGGACGAGAACCTCTCCAACCTTTCATAGTTGGCAATATTGATCCCACGCACGGCGCGACCATCCGATACCCTCGCAACCTCCACGCCAAACTTCTCGGCCTCGCGCACCATCTGGTAAGACACTGCGAGCGGCATAAGTATTAGCACGTTACCGCCCGTTGTCTTTACCAGATGTTCGGCCCAGGCAAGCTCCATAATACTCTTGCCCAGCCCGCAGTCCGCGAATATAGCCGCCCGCCCCTTCTCCAGCGCCCACGCGGTAGTGTCGCGCTGAAAATCAAACAGGTGGCCGTTCAGACTCGCCGGGTTGACCTCTGTAACTTTAGCTAAATGCTCGCTGCGCCTGTCCTGCAGAAACTCTGAATACGCTTTGGTGCCGGACACTCTTTCGTCCCCCCTCGTCGCGTTCCGTGATCAAGTCCTTTGCCGACTCCACAGTAACACAAAGTTGTTGTCTGTGGTAGTGGGTTTTACTATTGCGTTGTCTGGTGCGCCGTGGTATTCTGACGTCAGGAGGTGAGACCGATGGAAGGCGTGAGAGACGAACCGATGCTGTCGGTTAGAGATACGGCCCGCGCAATGCGCGTAAGCATCAACACCGTCCGCAAATGGATTCGCGAGGAGAAGTTGCGGGCGGTCAAAATGGGCTGGTCCTACCGAATCGAGCGCGACGAATTGGAGAGAATCAAGAAGGAGGGAGTCAACGCATGAAGTCCGGCGACGGCAAGGTCATGGAGGAAGTGCTGGTGGCAATCGGCTGCACCGTCCACGACCCTGACGACCTTGGCGAGACTCGCTGGCAGAACGAGGACGAGTGCGACGAGCAGGACGACGACGAGCGCGAGGGATGGACCTGCACCTGCGGCGGCGAGGTTGTCTGGTGCGAGGGTGACGGCTACCGCTGCGAGAAGTGCGACCAGCCGTACAACGACGACGGCACGATTTACGAGGAGGGGACGGAGTGAATACCAGCAACACAACGGCGGCAATCGACAAAGCACTTGCCGAGTTTCAAGCGGAGGTTGCCAATCCACCCAAATCGCGCACGGCACGAGTGCCAACCAAGAGCGGCGGCGAGTACAAGTACAACTACGCCGACCTGGGCGACATCATCAACGCTGTGCGCCCGATCATGGCAAAGCACGGCCTATCGGCTATTCAGCCCACACTGACGGGCGAGGGCAGCGTTGGCTGTATGACGCGCCTGGGCCACACTAGCGGCGAGTGGATGCTTTCGGATCCGTTCACAATCCCCGCCGCCAACGCCACGCCGCAGACCATCGGTGGGTACGTCACCTACGCCCGCCGGTACTCGCTGGCAGGGATGCTCGGCATCGCCACAGAGGACGACGACGACGCCGGCCACGCCGAGCAGCAGGCGAAGGAAGCCATCGCACAGCGGCAGGCGGCAAAGCCGTTCGAGTACACGAACGCCGGTCAACCGCAACCGCAAACCCCGCAAAATTTTTCGCCTAAAAGCGGTTCGCAGCCTGCCGCCACATCCAGCAACGCCGACCCGATCAGCCAACCGACCAAACGCCTTGTCTACAAGCTCATGCAGGACAAGGGTGTCATCGGTCCCTACATCGACGCCAAGACGCCAGCAGGCAAGGAGCGGCTGAACATCGCCAGCGAGTGGCTGACCAAGCACGTCGGCAAGTCACGCGACCTGACCGAGCTTGACGGCCTCCTAGCGGTGGACATCCTGCAAATGATGGAGTCGCCAGACGCAACGCAGGCGGCGGCAGACATGTTCGGCGCGGCTGAAGTGCAGGGTGATCCCGCATGACCGACGAGGAGCGGGCCTACCGCGACGCGCACAACGAGCTGCTGACACGCGCCCGCTGCGTTAGCTATTACGCCGAGGCCGTGCAGTCGCCGTACTTCAAGGGCGCCCTGCCCGCCGATTTTGTGGGCGCGATCGTCAAACTGAACGACGCCTTCACCGCGAACGACGACGCCTACGTCGTCTGGATTGATTCGCTGGTAACCGTCGCGAGGACGCCACCGCAGGCGAATCGGCAATATGCATCACAGGGCGGTGATCTCGCATGACTGACCAAGAGCATCGCGTCCTTACCCTTGTTGCCGCGCTGACCGATATGTTCCGGGCGATGGACCTGCATCCAGAGTTCCAGCCGTGGAAGGTTGCGCCCGCCGACTTTGCCGACGCTTTCGTTCGCGTCGAGGACGCTTGGATCGATGTCAACAAGCACAGCACCGCGAGGACAGCACGAGCGGAGCGGAAAGCGGGGGCGGGCCGATGATGGCCTGTCCCTCCCTCCGGGGACGCACCGCCTACCCGATCGCCAACCTGTACCCGACTGCCGCACAACGCGACGCATACCGCAAGACGGCGGTGTGTCCGTGGCATGGCACTCGCGTCTGCCGCTTCTGCAACGACAAGCGCGACAACGGAGGTGTCTGCCCGGACGCCAACATCCTCGGACTGCGGGGTGAGCGGAGATGAGTGACATCGAGCAGTTGTATGCCGACTGGCGACGCACCCACCGGGCATTGACGCAAGCCGAACACCAAGCCATCAACAACGCCTACCCAGGAGCCACGCTGGAATACTGCTGTGAGTGCGGCAACCCGACGGGTAGGGCTGGACGCGGAAACGGGTCGCTGTACTCCGACGACGGCGAGGGTCCGCTCTGTGACGAGTGCTGGGAAGACAGAGGTGAGCAGCTATGACAGACCTCAACCTCAAACGCGCCAAGGCGCACACCATCTACCGCGTTGACGGCAAGCGCGTCCCTGGCGTCACCACTGTCCTTGGCGTCCTTGCCAAGCCTGCCCTGATCCACTGGGCATGGGACCTCGGCACGAAGGGCCTGGACTACCGCGCAGTACGCGACGGCAGCGCCGACGTTGGCACGCTCGCCCACGGCCTCATAGCCGACGAGCTGCGCGGGACGCTTGACACGCCGCTGGACACCTTCACCGACGAACAGAAGGCGTTTGCCGGTCACTGCATCAGGTCATGGATCGCCTGGAAAGCAGACCACAACCTCAAGCCCGAACTCATAGAAACGCCGCTGGTCAGCGCCAAGTACGGCTACGGCGGCACCATCGACATCTACGGCAAGCTGGGCAGAAGTAAAGAACTCATAGACCTAAAGACAGGCAACGCTATCTATCCCGAAATGCTCGCACAACTTGCCGCCTACCGCCAACTGCTGATTGAACACGGCTACACCGTCAAGAAGGCCCGCATCCTACGCATTGGCCGCAACCCGTCAGAGGGCTGGGAGGAGCGCACCGTGGACGACCTCGGCCCCTACTGGGACCTGTTCAGCGGTGCGCTGGCAGTCTACAAGGCGCAGCAGACGATCAGGGGGGCAGAGTGATGACCCGCCAGCTTAACACAATTCCTGACACCGCCCCAAACGGCACAACTAAGGCGCGTGAACCTAAAATAACGACGCAACCAACACCGCACACGCCACGGCAAGGAGTGCATAAATATACAAAGCCCAGCGTGTGGGACCGATTGGACAACAATGCGCTCGCCTGCATCGTCATCGGCGGTCTGTTCGGCCTGCTGATGGGCAAGTGGGTGGCGTGGTGCTTCATCGTCGGGCAGATGAAGGTGGGGCGGTAATGGCTGACAAGACGCACACCCTGTGGCGGCACGGCGGCAACACGGCACACCATTGGCGGCGAGTCTACACAGGCACCTATGAGGCTTGCATGGGCAAGTTTCTGTTCGCGGAGGCGAATCTGCGGCAGGGCGCGGTGATGGTGTTGCCGGCCAACGTTGACCCTGCGGGTTGGAGCGCAGAGGACGCACATCACTCTGGTCTGATCGCCCCGCACAAGTGGGAAGATCGTCCCGCTTACACATGGGCGCCACGTCTAAGGACGAGGTGGTAAGCTGATGGCCCGTCCTAAGAAGGCAACCGTGGACTACTTTCCGCACGTCTGCACTCATGGTCAGACTATGTTTATTCTCGAACAACGGTACGGCAACGATGGTTACGCCTTCTGGTTCAAGCTGCTAGAGATGCTAGGAGCGGCTGACGGACAAGTTATTGACCTCGGAAACCCCGCAACGATGGAGTTTCTGTCTGCAAAAACTCGTCTGGACGAGGGTTTATGCGTACAGATACTCGACCTGCTCGCCAAACTGGGTGCAGTAGACACCGAGCTTTGGCAGAATGGCAGGCTGATTTGGTGTCAGAAGTTCGTTGACAACATCGCAGATGCCTACTCGCGACGCAAGGACGAGATGCCCAAAAAGCCGTTTCTGCATACGGAAACCCCACCGCAGGAGAGTTTCTGCATACATAAACCCCTCCCGAATGAGGTTTCTGCGGACATAAACGGGGAAAGTAAAGTAAAGGAAAGTAAAGTAAAGGAGAGCATTAACTCGACGGCATCTAGTGAGCATGAGATGACCGAGAAGGAACGGCTCATCCTAGACGAGTTCTCCTCTGTTGATGGCTACCCATACGACACCGGCAAGGACTTGTTACACATCCGCAAGCTCGCCGCCGACTTTCCGCTGATCGACCTGCTGGCAGAGTCTAAGGCGTGGGCGACCTACAAGCTAGACAAACCCCTAGACGCTAAGAGCAATCCGCGTAGTCAATTCCGCACATGGGTCAGCAGGGCCAAGCCGACGATACCGGCGCCTGCCCGTATGCCGTGGGACGGCAAGAGGGCAATCGAATGAGCGAAGTAGAGCGCAACCTGCTCGCCATAGCCCTGGCGGGCGATCCTGCTGTGGCCGCAAAGATCGCGCTGGAGATACAGCCTGACGACCTGACAGAGATACAGGGCGCATGGCTTCTGGAGCAGGTGGCGGGACGTATCGGCAAGGGCCACAAGCTGCACGACCTCCTGCCCTACGCCGACGAGAAGCAGGCCGCATACCTGCAAGACCTGCATCGTCGCTATGTGACGAGTGGAACGGCAGACAGATTACTGGGAGAAGTCAAGCAGGCGGCACAACTGCGGAAGGCGGCGGTAGTGCTGGCGAAGGGACTGGAGCGGGTCAAGCGTGGCGACGAGGGCGCGGTGCAGGCGGTGATGGCGCAGTTGTCGGGCGTGATTGCGCCGTCGATGGTGCGCCGGGTGCATGGGGCGAAGGACATCTTGTCTGCCGCCAAGCAGCGGATCGAGGACATGCAGAGCGGCAAACTGGACAAGTACCTGCAACTCGGCCTACCCGCCATGTCAAGGGCGTTGACCATCCAGCCGGGGCAGCTAATCCTGGTTGGCGCAAGGACGGGTGTGGGCAAGACTTCGCTAGCGTTGACCTGGACATGGCATCTGGCGTTCGAGCGCAAAGTGCCTGTGCTTTACCTGAACAGCGAAATGAGCAGCGAGGAGATAGGGCTACGGCTGGCGGCGATCGGTATGGGGGTCAGTCACCTGCGCCTACGGGTGGACCCTGACGCCGCTGACCTGGCGATGGTTGACAAGATGATGACCGACTACGCAGACGCCCCGGCCATGACAAGCGAGGCCATCGGTGAGTTGACTTCGCTGGAGGTTGTCGCGCTGACCCGCCACAACCACGCGCAAGGCAAGGTCAAGGTGCTGGTGGTTGACTACATCCAGCGGCTAGGCGACTCGCGCAACCACCAGGAGCGGCAAGAGTGGCAGGTGCTTATGGACATCACGCGCACGTTGAAGTCGTTGGCGACCGACTTGGGCATTGTCGTGATCGCGCTGGCACAACTCAACGGGGTGGGCGACTTGCAGGCGAGCAAGGGCATGGCTAACGAGTGCGACCTTGTGCTGGCGTTGGAGCGGTGCGCGGAGGACAGCGACCCTGACAGCAAGGGACCGCCAAAGGAAGCGCCACACCAGACGCACCTGATGTGGACGCAGAAGGCGCGGCACGTTGCCAGCGATATGAAGTTTCGGTTGCGGATGGAGCCAGCGACGCTGCGGTTTTGGGAGGCGCCAACGGATGCTTAGAGAGATGGAGTCCAAACTGATCGACGCGCTGATGATATTCGCAAGGCAATTGCCGATGGAGATGCGCGGCCTGCCGGTGAGTGTATTGACGCGGCTGGTTACGGAGGGAACGCGGGCTGACGACTACGAGCTGCGTGTGTGGACGGAGGTCCACAGTTGCGGCGAGTGGGGCGAGTGGCTTCACAGCTTTGGAGAGTGTGTGCGGGGGCTGTGGCTGTTGCGCGAACCAGAGGCAAAGAGCGCGGAGGCAAAGGCAGACATCGGTGCGATGGTGGCCGACCTGGGCAAGTGGGTTGACGTGGTTGACGACCAAATACCGTTCGCGGAGGGGGCAAACGCATGACGCTGCGCGAGCACCGCATAGCATCCGGCATGAGCCAGCAGGACGTAGCGGACTTGCTGGTGATGAGCCGTGCGCTGTGGTGCGACATCGAGAACCACCGCCGCTCGATGCCTGCGCGGGTTGCCGAACTGGTGACTAAGCGCCTGGGCTGGGAGTTTGCTGATTGCAGGGTGTCAACACGGCTCACGAATGGAAGGAAAGTGGAAAGTGACAAAGCAAATACTATAGCACAACCGAGAGTGCAAGATCAAGGGTGGGTGCTGTACATGATGGCGCTGCTGGCATACGACGGGGAAGTGCCGAAGGACTGGCGCAACGTGCAGCGGCATCCCGACCTAGCGCGGAGTGCGATGTATGCGGCGGTGGGGCAGATGACGGCGAAGGGGAGGATGCTACATGCCTGAGATGAACGCACCCTGGCAGGCGGTAAGCCATATCGTGTGCGACGCCGACAGCATTGAGGTCTGTAAGGTTCCCGTCTGGCGGGAGGGGCGAGCTGACGCGGCAAGGCTGATTGCCGCTGCGCCCGAGTTACTGGAAGCGCTGGAGGCGCTAGTCGATGCCCCCTTCCTGTCGGGACATGACGTGTATGTGCGCGAGGTGCAAGCGGCAGAAGCCGCAATCAACAAGGCGCGAGGTGAGCGGAGATGAGCCACACTAAGGGCCCGTGGTTTGTGGAGCGCGAACGCGATATGCAACCCGGGACCATCTGTGACCTTGGCTGCGGAGAGGATGGGCGCCCCTGGCTGGTGTGCAGTAGTTCAGACGACTGCAGCGCGGACGAAGTGCTGGAGGCTAACGCCAACCTGCTCGCCGCTGCGCCAGATCTGCTCCGGGCAGCGGCAGCCTTCCTGACCTCCATCGCCAGTTGCTACCGTGGGGCAGGATTGATTGTGCCGGGACCGGTTGCCGACAGGCTGGCCGACCAATTCAAGGCGGCAGTCGCCAAAGCCGGGGGTGTGCAGGCATGACGCCCTCCGGATTCGCCTTCACCGTCCCCGGCATGCACAGCTGGCAGCGGCCGCGGGCCCATCTCGTCAACGGCAAGATCGTGTTCTTCAAAGACACCAAGAGCCGCGAGTTCGAGCAGCTCGTCGCCCGCGTCGCGCAACTCTACATGGACCGCTCGATCGACGGCCACTACGGCGTCAAGGTGACAGCCTACACCAAAAGCAAGCGCAACCGTGACGTCGATCGCGTTCTCAATGGCGTCCTGGACGGCCTGGTCAAGTCAGGGCGAGTCAGCGACGACCGCTACTGCTGGCAGCAGACAGTCGAGCGCCGCATGACCTCTGACAACGAGCGAATCGAGGTTGAGGTCTACCAGTTCGAGCCTCGCAGAGAGGGCGTGATTGCGTGAGTACTTCTGCCCCGGTTCGCGAAGACCTAATCCTAGAGGCCATCAAGCGCGGGCGACACACGAACGACCTGTTCTTCACGCACGTCAAGGATGGGCCGACGACGGTGCGACGGGACGACAGCGCCCTACGCATCATAGACGGTCTAGCTTTCCGCAAGTCATGGACTAAGCCGTGCGTGACGGGGTACGAGGTCAAGTGCTCACGGTCGGATTGGCTGCGCGACGACAAGTGGACCGACTACCTGCAATACTGCCACCAGTTCTACTTGGCCGCCCCTAAGGGCGTTGTCGAGCCGGGCGAGGTTCCGGCGGGCGTTGGCCTGATCCACTACCTGCCCGATAGCCAACGCATTAGGCTAGCGGTCAAGGCTGCGCCACAGAAGGCCGAGCTGGACGCCATGCTCATGTTCTACATCCTGCTCACGCGAGAAGAGTCCGACCGTCACCCGTTCTTCGGCAGCAACCGCGAGTTCTGGAAGGCGTGGTTGGAGAACAAGCCCGAACGGCAGAAGCTAGGCCAGCACGTGGGGTCAGAGCTGACCAGGCGCAACGCGCTCCTGGCTGCCGAGACGCAGGAGTTGAAGCGGGAGGTTGTCAGACTCGAACGGTGTGCAAGAGACCTGCAGCAGCTCGAGGCCGCGCTGCGTAGTGTCGGGGTGAATCCGTCTCCTTGGACTCTGGATAGGGAGTTGCGGGCGCTGAACAACGGCTTGCCCACGAACTTCGCGGCAACCGTGCGGCTGGCAAAACGCGTCGTTGACGAGCTGCAGAACATGCTGCCGAGAACGGAGGCTGCCCGATGAACCGCAAATTGGGCCATGTGCCCGGCCTGCCAGACAACCGCGACCGCGACTGCCGGTGGTGCCAGAAGGCAGCTCTTTACGGAGATCTGCTCAAGAGCCGGCAATGCCCAAAGATGCACACGATCGTGCGCGAGTGCCCGCTGCTGGCGGTAAACACCAAAGACGAGGAGGTCAAGCCCGATGCCTAGTTGGTCCTGGTTTGTGACGCTCTACCTCGTGCTCACCCTGGCCGTCTACACGGCGTTGCTGCTGTACCGCGGAGGTAAGAGGGGATGACGGCAGAGACCGTGCTCATCATCCTACTCGTAGTCATTTGGGCGTTTGCCCTATCGCTGGTTGGGCGCGATATCCGCCAGCTGCGTAATTCCCGGCGTCAGCGCGCTCACTGTGCGCCGGAAACCCTGGCTCAGGTCAGCCGGAGCAGATACAACGTCGGCCAGGCCGATGACTATGGACCACTCCAGGTATCGCCCAATGTTGAGCGGATCACGACGCAGGCCCAGAAGCGCCGGCAGCGGAGGGCGAGACGATGAAGTTCCGTCCACGGGCAGCGAGGATCCACGACCGGAGGCTTTATGGCGCGCCAGTCTGCACCGTTGCTGACTACCTGCGGGAGACCCAGCCGGCCGAGTACGCGGTGCTCTGCGTGATTGCCGGGATCCGCGACTACGCGAGCATGGGCGGGCAGACAGACTGGCAGATCGGGATCAACGAGCCGCGGGCCTACCTGGAGCGGCTCATGAAGCAGGCGCCGAGGAGCGCGAAGGAGGCCAACGCTTGATCACACCCGGCCAGGTGCGTGCAGCGCTGAGAGACTACGTCAGCCTCAAGACGTTCCTGGATGCGTGGTTCCCGGCCGGGGCAAGCACGGCGCAGATCACCAGAGCATCCGGCGTCGGCAGGCCGGTGGAGAGACTGACCCTGGCCCGGGCAGACATCCAGTCGGTGATGGACTCGCTGACCTACTGCGTATCGCAGCTCGCGCCGCTCGACCGGGAGATCGTGCAGGCCTACTGCTTCGAGCGCATGACGGCGGGCGACGCGGCGAGAAGGGCAGGGGTGTCGCGGATAACGCTCTTCAGGAGGCTCGACCAAGCCTCAGCAGAGACGGCAATTCGGCTACACAACTTGGACGACAAGTGCTGGCAAGCGTTCCTGAGATTTGCGTCGGTAGTGCTTGAGGCGCCGGAGACGGAATGCGCTGAAGCTTGACAATGATACTGTCAAGCCCCAAAATAGGCTATGATGCAGAGTTGTCGGTAGAACACACTAGCGCTAGTACCGCAAGTTAACGGAGCCGCTTCCCCTGGAGGCGGCTCCTTCGTTTTCCGCAACACCGCACAAACGAGCTCCTCCGACGGTGCAACAACTCCAACCGAGGCACGGCAGCAGGGGAGCTTTGTCATACCCTCAGGAGGCGACTGAGGTTGAAGCCATTCGCCGAACGCTTCTACCACTCGCGAACCTGGCAGCAGACCAGGGATGCCTACTTCGTCAGCCAGCACGGACTCTGCGAGAAGTGCGGCAACGCCGGACTCATTGTCCACCACAAAACCGAGCTCACCCCTGAGAACATCAGCGATCCGGACATCGCCCTAAACTGGGATAACCTCGAGCTCGTGTGTCTTGCCTGCCATAACAACATCCACCATGGCGGAGAGGTGGCAGCAGAGGGCCTTGCCTTCGACGCGGACGGCAACCTTGTGCAGCAGCGGTACTCCCCCCTGGTCTGAAGGGCATTCTAGCAGGCAGCGG